AGCCGCCAGCTGGATTGAGTGGAATTGATTTAGCAATTTGGAAAGCTGAGAATAAAAAATAATTCGTAAATTAGCATAAAATTATACATATGGCACTATCTGTAATGCAAGCTGCACCTATAGAAGATGATGGACCAGGCCCAAAAAAAATTCCTGGAACTGGTTTAACTTTATATCAAGGAGGAATAGAAAAAACACCTACAGGTAGAAGTAATAGTTTTGCTGAATCAGGATTAACACCTGAAGAAATAATTATTTCTGCAAAAACTCATGGTTTGCCTATAAGTTCAAATAAAGAATTTCAAGAAGCTGCAATTAAACAACTTGCATCAACTCCACTTGGTCAAAAACACTTGGCTGATATGGAAAAAGAATTTGGGCAAACAAAAGCTGGTACATTTGCTGATGATTTACTTGGAGCAAGAACTAAATATCTTTTATTAGGTTTAGATAAAGTAAAAGATTATAACAATTACATGGAAAATAAGCCTTTGCTTGAATCTAGTATAACAAAAATTGATCCGAATAAAGGATTTGTTAATAGTGCTAATTATGCTTTTGATTTTGGTAAAGATAAAAAAGCTTATGAAGATTACATGATGAATAAAGTTCCTTCATATGCATCCATGATGGCACAACAAGATAGCGCATCTAAAGGATTATCTCCTAAAGGAGCAAAATTATTAAATGCTATGCAAGTAAAGCAAAGACTTATGGATGATACAGAAGCACAAAAAAATTATTTTAACAAATACGGAGAATTTCCAGTAAAAAATGCTGTTGATACTATACCTGATAAACAAGAAAGATTAAAAGCTTTTTTAAAATTTAGATACGGCAAATAAAAAATAAAATTTATGAAAAAGCCATTAAAGTCAATGAAAAAACAAACCATCGAAGCTGGTGGTGAAAGACATGTTGTTTACGAAAAGCCAAACAATATGGGTAATGGTAAAAAGGGAGATATCATGGTAACGCATCCTGATATTGATCTTGGTAAATGGACAACTATTGATTTAACAGATGTTGATCATAGTATGACAATAGCTGAAGGTGTTGCTGCCGTTAAGAAATGGCACAAAGAACATCCACAAGCTTACGATAAAAATAAGAAGTACAAAGAAATGAAAGGATAATGAACAAGTTAAAAATGATGAAACGAGCAGATGGCTCATATTCACCTCGTGGTTTATGGGATAATATTCGTGCAAATAAAGGAAGTGGTAAAAAACCAACTCCTGAAATGCTAAAACAAGAAAAAAAAATTAAAGCACAAGAAAAAAAATAGTTATGTCTGAAGCTTGGGAAAGAAAAGAAGGCAAAAATCCAGAAGGTGGTCTAAACCAAAAAGGTCGTGATTCATATAATCATGCTCATAGTGGGCATTTAAAGGCTCCAGTAAAAGGTGGAACTAACCCTAGAAGAGTGTCTTTTGCAGCAAGATTTGCTGGAATGAAAGGGCCAATGAAAAAACCTAATGGTGAACCAACAAGGAAAGCTTTAGCATTAAGAGCATGGGGATTTAGAAGTGTTGAATCTGCTCGTAAATTTGCAAATACACATAAGAAGTCATGAGTAAGTTAAGTATAATGATGAGAGTAAAGGAAGATGCACCTAAGGTTGCACCTATCCGTATTGATGATACAGAAATATATGAGCATGGTGAAGATGATGCTACTGCCAAAGGTTTAGAAAATGGAGTAACTCCAACAAATCTAACTGAAAGGGGTAAAAAGTATGCAGAAGAAATTGGAGAGCATGCTAAAGATGCTGGTAAAAAGAAAATAGTTAGTAGTAAAGTAAAAAGAGCTGTTGAAACTGCTACTATTATTGCCAAAAAAGCTGGTATTCCTCACACAACTAATGAATTGCTTAGTACATGGAATATTGGAGATTATGAAGGTAAAAAAGCAGGATCATTTAAAGAAAAAGAATGGGTATCAAGACCAACTGATGCTCCTAAAGGTGGAGAAAGCTTTAATTCATTTAAAGATAGAATGGTAAAAGCTTACAAATATGCTGTGTCTGCACCAAAAACAGAACAAATTATTACTCATAGTAAAGTTACTAGAGCATTTCAAGCTTTAAGAGATAATAAAGGAGTTTGGAATGATAAAACAACTAAAGATTTTTTATCGTTAAAAGGAAATTAACTTGTTTTTTTTCATACGGTTTATGGTTAATAAGCAATCGTTTACCCCCTGAGTTTCTACTTGGGGGTTTTTTTATTCTTATCGTCTATGTCTGTATTACCTATATCATAACCTACCCACGCTGCTACTGCCATTAAAACAAATATAATTATATATATCATAGTTATATTTTAATATCTTTCAAAAAGAAATTTTCCATGATATGGCCAAACTTTAACTATGCCATAATTCATAGCAATCCCTTGATTATAAGCCATTATTTGTTTGTGCATATTTTTTAATTCTTCTCTAAATTCTTCAATGTCTTTATTCCCTTTATAAGATTTACATTCATAACAGCAAGGCATAAGATTATCAAATGAATCTACATTTGGTATCATATAATCCACTTGCATATTTTCTAATGTTATTCTTTGTCCACAATAAGCACAAAGACCATTTAATTCTAACTTTTCAAATACTTTTTGTTTATCTATTTCCATAATTATTCGTTTTCTGGTTCTTCTAATAATTTTCTACCTGCATCTGACAATGGTCTAGAAAATAATCTTACTTTTTTACCTGTTGTTGGATCTTGAAACATTACACCACCATCCATTACTGGGGTAATTTTTATTTCCATAAATCCGTCTGAATTTTCTGTTGCTGCAATTACATGAATTTCATCATTATCAAATTGCATACAAAAATCTGCTCCTTCAAATACGTTTGACATATTATTTTGTTTTATATTTTCTATTGAAATAATCTTGCGGATCTGCATGGAAATCAGCTCCGCATGCCCAACCATCTTTAAATGAATTTACTATTAATTTCTCTTCTTTTTTTAATAATTCCATTGACTCAATCGTATGTAATACATTTGCGTTTAATACTGGATTTACTTTTAATTTTTCTATTAGTTCCTCTATGGGTGTCATGGCATATATTTTATATCTACTATTTTAATTTCTTCTCCTGCTAACATAGCATCTATTGTATCTTCAATCATTTCTCTTTGTTCTGGTGAAAGTAGGGCGACTTTCTCTAAGATTGCAGGTACTGCAAATACATCACTCACAATTTCTTTGCGAATGCCAGCCCTTACTTCATCAGTTATAGATGGGATTGTTACTATATCAGAGAATATCCAGTCAATTTTGTTAATATAATGCTTAAATAACTTTGATCCTGCTGAATCTGGATATTGTCTAATAAAATCTTCAAATTGATCCTTTGCCATTCTCAAATTTTGAATGGCACCAATTATATTTGCTCCTCTCACTTATTAAAATTTAAATGTTTTTCTTCAATCTCTGATAAAAACTCTCTTGCCTTTTCAACTTTATATTGAATCTTTAAAATATCATCTTCACTTCTATCTATGTTAAACATTAATATTCTTTCTTCAATATCAATATCATCAAACTTCATATTTAATTCTAACTTCATTGCTTCTTTCACATATTCAGGACTTTCTTCTGAAATTACATCCATATTTTTAAGCAAATAATATTTCTCTTGTTCTATAATTGAATCAGGAGTATTTACCAAACAATATGCAATAATAGCTTTATTCTTATTTGTAAGCCACATATAGCTTTGCATTTGCCAATAATATAGATTATCTAATTTATCAGGCAAGTTGCCCATAAATGTCCATAAGTCATAACTAGACTTAATATCAATAATACATTCATCAATAATGTCTGGGTGTCCAGAAATGTAATCATTTGTAAATCTTTCTTCATTCTTAAAAAATGGCTTCTTTAAATACAATGATAAAAGATTAATTGACTCTTGTTCCACCTCAACACCTTTTCGCATTTGTTTTGTTTGTATGTCTTTTTTACGGCCATACTTTTCTGCTATATAAACATCTAATAAATGTTTTTGTGCAGTCTTAGAAAGTAATCCAGCTTCTTTGTCAGCCTTAGTTTGAGGCTCAGTTAAAAGGTACCCAATAGATGATGATCTAAATAGAGTTTTTGAAAAGTTCATAGTTATAAGGTGTTTAGTTTTGCAGAATAAGCAGAATATATTAAAGGATCTGTTTTAGCCATTAGTTCCCAAGCTTTCAATTCTTTAACTGATTTACATTCTTTAATAAATTGAATTGCTTTATCGGCTAATGATTGTTTTGACTGAGTCTTAATAATTTCTACTGGCTCTTCATCAGAATCATCATGTAAATGACCTAATGATCTCAATCTTTTTACATTTTCTTTATGGTATTCTTCAACTAATTCTCTAGCAGCATCTAATGCTTTGCCAGCAGAATCGCCTTGATTAAGGGCAAATTCAACACCAATTTTTTCAGAAGAATAATTACCTAAGTTAAAAGTTCTAGTGTAGTTAATAGTTTGTATATGCATAGTTTTGGGTTTTTATTTTACTCTTTGTACTGTAGTTACATCATCAATAACCTTAATTTTAAATTGCTTATGCTGATGTTCTACTTTCTTTTTTAAGTTAGAAACCATAACCATTACAGATGTATATGGATTATCTAATCTAATGTTTTCTCCTAATTTTAGTTCAGCAACCTTACTAGATACTGAATCTGGACTTATACTTCTTGCCATGTTTTATATATTTTTAAACAAAATTAATTTAATTAATTTAATTAAAAAAATAAATTATTAATTTAATTAAATTTTTATTTAAATTATGGTATTTTTATTTACTCATTGTATTGAGTAATTTTACTCAATGTTTACTTATAATATTGTTCACGAAAACGTGAACGTTCACCGGCAGTGAACAAACTATATAGGTGAACAGTTTATAATTTCCTTAATTATCGGAGTATTACTACTTAATTTGTCACATAATTTGTCTACTTTTTTATATAAAAAACGGGACAATTCGTAAAGCATTGCCTTTACTTTATACCAACTTTTGTAAAGATTTACCTTTACTTTATGTTTCCGACATTGATGTCGGGAACATCCCTTATATGTCACATATTTATATAAAATTGTGACATTTATGACAAGTTATTATAATTTAAACACAGCAATTTTTTAGAATTATAATTCCAATTTGCATGAATTTTTCAAAAAATACACATCAAAAAATGCATTTTTAGAAACATATTTCCAATTTATAGCTCAAAAAAGCCGTTTTTTGATTGATAAATCATTTTAATGTGATCGATATAATTAAAAACCCCCTACTTCTTTAAGGCAGGGGGTAAAACTACTAAATCTACTAAACTATGATAACTTCCGTAAAAATACAAATTATTTATTAATAAATTTCTTTTTTACCAAGTTTAACTTAGCTCTATATTCTAAAACTAAGCTTTTTAGCTCATCTCTAGTAGGTCTAACTGTTTGTCTTGCTGTTTCTCTAAGATATTCAACCAATGATCCATTTTCTTTATGTAGCTTATATTCAAATTCTTCAATATTGCCAGTTTTAAAATAGTTGCATTCCATACATTGTGGTCTGCAATTTTGTTCCATCCACCTGGTTCCTAAGTTAGTTCTACCCATAAAGTGTCCACATTGTATTTCAGCTATAGTGTGTTTATTACCACATGTATAACATTCAACTATTCCATTTTTATCTGCATGTTTATTTCGTATATATTGGCTAAAAACATGGTCTAAATCCTGAACCAAATTATTAAAACTTTCAGAATCATCTTCAAATTCTTCCATACGTTTTTGAGTAGAAGCTATAGTAGCACATTGCTTACACATTTTTTTAGAAAAGTGATAATCAATATTACCACAATTAATACAGCGTTTTTTCTTTACAATTATAGTTGAGTTTCTCATATTTTTTCAAGTGCGTTTTTTACATTACACCAATAAAACAATTCATCTGGATCTTTACTTTTTAATTCAATTTCTTTTTGTACATAAGCAATAGCTTCATCTTTTGCTATTATAATTCTATTTTCAAAATCAGTTACTCTATCTTTTAAAAAGAAATTAACATATAACTTAATTGCTTTTGTTTGATATGCTTCCATTATTCTTTTAATTTATGCAATTTGCCATTTATAAATCTAAATTTACCAATATACTTTCCTTCTTTCCATACTTCTATAACCATATCTAATCTCTTAGCCATATCATATATTAATTCTCTATTTTCAATCATAATTGACTTTTAATTATTCTATTTATAATTTCTTTTACTATCTCCCAAATTAATATAATTATGATTATATTCATAGATTATTATTTAAAGATATTTTTAAAATAATGGTTGTTATAATCCATTTCCGTTTTATTAAAACCTACTGGAGCAATACCTTTTTTGCGTTTACCACATTTAACACATCTCCAATCAGCTGAAATATTATATACATATGTACATACATATTTATGATTACATAATAATTGAATAATTTTTTTTAATATTTTTTTCATAGGTTATTTGTTACGTTTAAAAATATATGGTTTTCCACAGTTATCAAAATGAAATCTTTTAATAGCATTTGAACCCCCCGTTTTACCACAAATAGGACAAGTCAATAATTTCTTTGTCTTTTTTAAATTTTTTTTGTGTTCAATGTTAAATATTTTTCCTTTCTTAGCCTCACTCATTTTTTGCTTATGTATTTCAGATTTTGGTTTTCCCTTTTTTGAATTACTTATTTTATTTTTTACATCATCTGTGCAATGGTGGCCAATTAATAAAGGTTTATTCATTCTATTTGCAATTAAATTAGCAGCATGTATTTGACCTTTTTTTAAATGAATTTGATAATGTTCATCAATACTAATACATACTAAATTTTCAATTAAATTATTTTTCCTATTGCCATCGATATGGTGAATTTCATAACTTCTACCATTATTATCAATGGGTTTTTTCCCATATTTTTTAATCCATATTTGTCTATAATTAACCATAATGCAAATATATAGTTTTATTTGTTTTGGTTATATAATCCATCATCCTCATCTTCTTTCATAATGTCTATGATATGTTGCTTTTGGTTATAGGTTTGGTTGTAGTAATAATTTCCGTTATCTTTTTCTTCATCTTCATTAGTATAATCATTTGAGCCAACAACGCAACCAGTGCTATATCCTTTTTCCCAAGCATCTATTATCTGCTTTTTTTCTTTTTCAAGATATTTATTAAATCCTTTATCAAATATTTCATTAGCCATATAAGGATAATTAGCTTTTAATTCATCAAACCATTCTGTTAATGCTGTTTTCATAGTAATAATTTTAACAAAGATAATTAATTTAATTAAAACACAAAATATTTTTTTTAAAATAATTGGGTAAAAAATAAATTTTTTTAATTAAATAATACTTCTTTACTTTGTGCCTTAATCAAAAACTTTATGGAAAAAAAGAATGTAAAAGACCTCATTTTGCTTGAGTTAGAGCAACAAGAAAGGCCACTAGCATGGCTTTCAAGAAAATCAGAAATACCATATGGAACTTTATATGGAATATTAATTCACAGAATTATGAATTTATCAGATGTAAATCTTGCAAAGATAAATAATGCATTAGGAACTGATTTTAATAACGATTAATTATTATAAAATGGCTAAGAGATTTACTGATACTGAAAAATGGAAGAAGCCCTTTATAAGGGGCTTACAAGGGCCTTACAAGCTCCTTTGGCTTTATATATGTGATGACTGTGATCATGCTGGTATTTGGCAGGTAGATTTAGATGTTGCTCAAATAAGAATAGGTGAAAAAATTAATTTAAAAGATGCTATCGAAAGTTTTGAAGATAAGATTATAATTTTTGATAAAGGAAATAAATGGTTCATACCATCTTTTATAGAATTTCAGTACCCATCTGGACTTAATCCAGAAAATAGATCTCATAATTCTGTAATCATATTGCTTGATAAATATAATTTAAGAAAAAAAAATAAGCCCCTTATAAGCCCCTCGGAAGGGCGTAAGGATATGGATATGGTTATGGTTATGGATAAGGATATGGTTAAGGATAAGGTTAAAGAGGCGAAAATTAAATTTTTATGGGAAGGTGAAGATGCGATTAGAATGTGGGATGAATGGAAGGAATATAAATCTCAGCATTTTAAATTCAAGTATAAAACTATTCAAAGTGAACAAGCGGCTTTTGATAATTTAGTGGAATTGTCAGATAAAAATTTAATTGTAGCTAAAGAAATTGTAAAACAATCTATGGCAAATGGGTGGAAGGGATTTTTCTCAGTAAAAACCAATGTAGTTGTAAATTCCCAACAAAAAAGAAGTTCACTTGATGGTAACCAGGATTTTTTAAATTATTCAAAAAGGCTGGAAGAATTAAAAAAATAAAACGATGCAAATTACTATTTTCAAAAACATATTTAGCAAGGAACCACATTTCATAACCGTAGAAAAAGCATTAGAAAGGATTAAACTAGGGGCAAGCAAGGGATTAGTTTTGGATATTAGATTGGCTTTGGATAAGGAAAAAGCTAATAAACTTAAACTTAATCTTCCTTCAATTTGTTTTAGTGGTAGATTTGGTGCAGAG